TGATTAAGGAAAGTGCTATGAATAACCTTAGAGAATGTGGTATCATGAGAGATAAATACTTTGATGCAGAAACGATGACTCAAGTACCTGCCGTAAGAATCATTAAGGAATTAGAGTAATGAATCCCCTTAATTATTTTGTATTTATTATTGCTTTAGTTTTTTTATTTACTACTAGTGGCTGTTCTTTTATTATTGATAGAGATAGAAATGATAATATTAAAATAGAAAAGCTAGAACCTATCGTGGAAGAAACTAAAGTGAATTGTGACTCAGAGCGTTTAAAAAAATTAGAAATTGCTAAGTGTGAAATGGAAGCAAGACTAATGGAGATACGATACTAATCTTACACAGTAAGATAGAAAGGCAAACATGGAAGACGGAAACCTAAGATTATATGTTCTCAAAATTCTATTACAAAAAAAGAACTTTCTTAGAGTTAAAAAAATTATTCATAAAGATTTCTTTTCTAATGGAGTAAGAGATATTTACAATGCAATCTGTCAAATCTATGAGGACAATCCTCAACTAGAACAGATTACCTTTGAAGACTTACGAATTAGTTTCTTTGAAACATACTTCGCTAATCAAAGTGTTAATGCTCAACTTAACATTAAAAACATTATCAGTCGACTAGAACAATCAGCACCGATGTCTGATACCATTGTGGAAAATGCTATCAAGAGTATGTACAAAATGGCTAAGGCAGATGAGATGTCTAAACTTTGTATTGAATTAGGAAACAATCCTAGTAAACATTCTTTCCAAGAGATTAGAAGATTTCTTAATGAGGTTGATGAAGAAAACTTTGAAGACAAAGAAGACACTTTAGTAAGTACGGACTTTGATGAAATACTTTCTGTTAATGAACACAATGGGGAGTTCGAGTTTAACATTCATGAACTTCAAAATTCCACAGGGGGTATTGGTCGAGGTAACTTTATGGTTGTGTTCGCTAGACCTGAGACAGGGAAGACTGCCTTTTGGGTTAGCTTGGTTGCTAAACAAAATGGCTTTGCATGGCAAGGACATAACTGCCATTCCTTCATCAACGAAGAACCTGCAAAACGTACACAGATGAGAATGATTAATGCTTGTAGTGATATTACAAGAAGAGAGGTGTACAATGGGAGTAGAAAATTAGCAGAGGAACAGTGGAATAAAATTAAATCTAGAATCTTTACTCATGACAAAGTAGGTATGACTATGGAAGACTTAGATATTTACTGTAAAGATAATGAAGTAGACATCTTAATCATTGACCAATTAGACAAAGTTAATGTGACAGGTAAGTTTAATTCTTCTCATGAGAAGCTACGAGATATTTATTTACAAGCGAGAGAGTTAGCCAAAAGACATAACTGTTTAGTGATTGGTATGTCCCAAGCCTCAGCAGAAGGACATGGTAAATTAAATTTGAGTTTTAATGTTATGGAAAATTCTAAGACAGGCAAGGCGGCGGAAGCTGATTTGATTGTTGGTATTGGAAAGAATGACACAGATGAAGAGAATGTTAATGAAGGTAATACAAGAACAATCTCTATATCCAAAAATAAATTATCAGGAACTCATCCTGTATTCCAATTTACACTTAATCCCTGCCCTATCACAATACAAATCAATTATATAGAAAGGAAGACAATTTGATTACAGTATTAGATGTTGAAACAACATTCACCAAAGACGGTGACCCTACACCTTTTCATCCTGACAATAGACTTGTTAGCGTAGGAATTAATGATGAATATTTTTTCTTCTATCATAAAGATATGAAGGACATGAAGAAAATACAAGAGAGTAAGAAAAGAATCCAAGAGATTTTAAATGATTCTACTTTAGTCGTAGGCCACAATTTAAAATTTGATATGTCATGGATGTATGAGTTTGGCTTTACTTATAACGGCAAACTTTATGATACTATGTTAGCTGAGTATGTGATGAACAGAGGTGTCAAAAATAAATCTATCTCTTTAAAAGAATCCTGTAAGAGAAGAGGTTTAAGTGTTAAGTCCGATATTCTAGCATCTTATATGGACAGTGGCTATGGTGTAGATGAAATTCCTATGGAAAAATTAGAAGAGTATGGTAAGCAAGACGTAGCTATTACTAAACAACTATATCTTACACAAGTAAGATTGTTCAATCAGCCGGGGAATAACATCTTAAAGCCTACTCTGAATCTTATGAATGATTTTCTACGTGTCTTAATTGATATGGAATGTAATGGAAACTATATTGATTTGACAGAACTTGATGTTGTGGAAAAAGAATTGAATGAAGAGTATGTCAAATTAAAGAGTAAGATTAACAGAGTTATTCAACAATTCATGGGTGATACCCCTATCAACTTGTCATCAACAGAGGACCTATCAAAAGTTATCTACTCTAGAAAAGTTCAGGATAAAAATACTTGGGCTACATTATTTAATATTGGTGTGGATAAGAATAGTGGTAAGCAAAAGAGAAGACCTAAAATATCAGAGAAAGATTTTCAACAGTTAGTTCTCAAACATACTGACCAAGTATACAAAACGGTTGCCCAACAGTGTGGAACTTGTAGTGGTGTTGGCTATATCAGAAAACAGAATAAAGACGGTAAGCCTTCTAAGATGTTAAACATTTGTCCTAAATGTAAAAAGGAAGGGATGTTATATATTCAAACACAAGCCCCCGCAGGATTTAATTATAAATCAAGAACAGTTAATGACGCATCTCAAGGTGGATTTAAAACAGACAAAGAAACCTTAACTAGAATTAGTGCGACATCAGACGGTGCATTAAAAGATTTTGTCGATAGTATTATTCGATACAGTGCGATTGAAACATACCTCAATACTTTTGTTACAGGTATCCGAGATAACACAAGAGCGAATAATATCTTACACCCCTCATACAATCAGTATACTACTACAACTGGTAGGTTATCGTCTTCCAAACCTAACTTCCAGAATATGCCGAGGGGTGATAAGTTTCCTGTGAAGCGAGTAATTAAATCTCGCTTTGAAGGTGGGCAGATTATTGAAGTAGACTTTGCCCAACTAGAATTTCGTACTGCCGTTTTCTTAGCCCAAGATAAACAAGGTATGGAAGACATTAAGAACGGTGTTGATGTTCACCAATACACTGCAGACATTATTGGATGTTCACGACAAGATGCAAAGGCTCATACATTTAAACCTCTGTATGGTGGAATGATGGGTAAGAAAAAAGAAAAGGAATACTATGAGAAATTTTTAAAGAAGTATAAAGATATTGCAAAGTGGCATGTTCATTTACAAGAGAAGGCTTATAAGACAAGTATCGTTAGACTACCGAGTGGTCGAGAATATTACTTTCCTAATGTGTATCGAAACATTGATAGGTATAGTGGTAAATATGTTTACTCTAATGGTACAACAATTAAGAACTATCCTGTTCAGGGATTTGCTACGGCTGACATTGTTCCCATTGCCTGTATTAATGTATGGGAATTATTAAAAGAAAAGAATCTTAAAAGTGTTATCATCAATACAGTCCATGATTCTGTGGTCCTTGATGCTCATCCTGATGAGATTGATGAAGCGATTAGTATTATCAAAACAGGATTCACTAATGTTAAAGATTCTTTATTACAAAGATATAACTGTGAGTTAAACGTGCCACTAGACTTTGAAATAAAAAAAGGTAAAAATTGGCTTGACTTATCCACAGATATATGATAGTATACTAGCACATAAAAACTATAATAGGAGAATATTATATGACGAATGACTTAACGACAGATATAGATAATTTATCCCAAGATAAGTTAATGGCTTTGATAGGCCAAGAAACTGACTCAGGGGGTGGTGACGGTACAATACTGTCACGATTATCTATTAACTATGACTCCGAGGATGCTGACGGCAATCTTATAAAACGAGGATTGTTTAAGGTAGATTCTCAACAGCATGGCGTTATCTATGCTGAGAAGGTGTCCTTTAGACCTTTCTTCAATACATATCAGTATAAAAAATATGATGAAGAGAATGAGGAAAACAATTACAAATCAGTCATGTTTACTAGTTGGACTGATGCAAAGCCTGATACCAATGGTACAGAGGCTTGTGGTAGCATACCGAGGTCGATGAGAGACGGACTTGAAATTGCCGATAAGATAGAGCAAGATAAGATTACATGTTTTAGAAATGTGTTTGGTCTTGTCACTATCAAAGGTAAAGACTCTAAAGGGAAAGAAGCATCCTTGGTTAATGAACCCGCCTTGTATCGAGTACGAGGTGTGAACTTCCTACCTATCGGGGAACAATTAAAAAGTCTATCTAAAAGAAATAAGATTATGTTGAATACTGTATTAGAATTTTTTGGTACAGAGAAACATACCAATGGTAGTGTGACTTACTTTGTAGCTAAGATAAAAGACTCCAATAAAGATGTGAAGTTCTCAGAAGAAGATAAGAAAGTCTTCAATATGTTTAAAGAGCATATTAAAAGTGAGAATGATTATGTCAAGAGGGAGTATGCTGAAGCCTTAAAAAGAAAACATAAGGCATCCACAACAGCAGATGACTTAGACGATGAAATTCTTTTAGAGGAAATGTCAGCTTGACTTTCTTAGAAGAAGTAAAATCATTTTTGGCACAGGCTCAAAACGAGCCTGTCGCCATACCTAAACAGATTCTTAAAGAGTTTAAAGAAGACTGTGGAAAGGCAGTCGAAAAACAATTCACAGATAAAAGAGATACAGAATTTAGAATTAGAATGTCCAGTATTGGTAGACCCCTATGCCAATTACAAATGGAAAAGAAGTATTTCAATGATGGTTCATTAAAAAACTTTGACAATTATAATTACAAGTTAAGAAATTTATTTGGTGACATCCTTGAAGCCGTTGTGGTGATGTTACTAAAAACAGTTAAGGCAAACATTAATGGTTTACAAGGTGATGTGAAGTTAGAAACAGAATACTTCGACATAAAAGGTACATACGATATCATTATAGATGATAAGGTTTATGACATCAAGAGTGCATCACCGTTTGCCTTTGAGAAAAAGTTTGGGGAACAGGGCGGTGGATTTGATAAGTTTGTAGAAGGTGATGTCTTCGGATACTTATCCCAAGGGTATCTGTATTCAGAAGCCACCGCCAAACCTTTCGGTGGTTGGATTGTAGTCAATAAATCTACAGGTGAATTATTATTAAGCAGTCCCCCTGAAGAAGATGAACAGTATCGTAAACAAGCATTGGATATTGTTTATAAAAATATCAAAGCCTTAATGAAGGATGAGCCTTTTGAAAGATGTTTTGATTTAGTAGAAGAAATGTTCTACCAAAAGCCGACAGGCAATAAAGTTTTAGGTACTGTGTGTTCTTTCTGTGAGTATAAATATAAATGTTGGGGTGATAACATTCAATACTTGCCCCAACAACAGTCAAAAGCAAGAAACCCTAAGTTCAGTTGGTATGTAGAATTAAATAATCCAAAGGAGATAGTCGATGAAAAAAGTACCAATTGATGATGACAGTGTTGTTATTGTCATTAAACCTTATGGTGATAACAGGTTTGCCTGTGGTTTACATTCTAACTATAAACAAGATACAGATGATAAAGTCATGTGCTATACCGTAGCTATGGGCCTTTGCCAAATAGCTTTGGATGACCCCGATATGGTGTATGAAATTGGTTTAAGTGTAGTGAATATTAAAGAGAAGAAAAAAGAAACCAAGACTAATGGTCATGATAATGTATTACATATCAGTGAATGGAGAAAGAAGTTAAACTAATGAAACATAATTCAGATTTTAGATACGACTTAGAGGTAGGTAAGAGTGGGGAAAAAATAATTGGTGAGATATTAAGAGGCGACAACGTAGAAGTTAAGTCCGAGATAGACAAGTGGATTAAGAGTGGTAATCACTTTTGTGAATATAAGAGTAGGGGGAAAGATAGTGGGATAAATACAACAGAATCCAAGTATTGGACTATTAATTTATATAAAGGAAAACAATTCTGTTTTGCTATTTCTTTAGAGACAGATAGATTAAAAAAGATTCTTGAAAAAAATAAGTATCGTTCTGTTCCAGGGGGAGATAGTAATACTTCATGGGGTTGGCTAGTTCCTTTAAAAGATTTATTGGATGTAGAAAACTATGGATAATATTAATCCGTCTTACTATAAAGAAGGAATTGAAACTGCTGATTATATAGAATCAAACAACATGGATTATTTCCAAGGTAATGTCATTAAGTATGTTACTAGATTTAAAAGGAAGAATGGTTTAGAAGATTTAAAAAAAGCAGAGTGGTATCTGCAAAGGTTGATAAGGCAATATGAGAGTAATTAAAGACCCTTTTACAGGAAAACTGTTAGTATCATTAGATGCATTTGAAATGAAAAACGCTAAAGAGAAGAGTGTATTTGAAATAACCTACGCTAATCTCAAAGTATTCTTTGATGATATATATAACATCATCAATGCAGAAATAGAAAAGATTGAATTAGAAAAAGAGAGGAAAAGAAATGAAGAACTATTTGATAAATGAAGAACAAAGACAGGAAGTCTTAAAATATTTATGGACCAAACCCTATGGAGAAGTGTATAGAATTATGGAAATTATGTTAAAATTAGAGGGGAGAAAGGATGAAAGATTGGAAGAATCTAATAAGAAGAAAGTATGATTTTAAAATTGATATTGGTTTTTACTCTTTAGGAGTTAACAGAGACTTTGAGTTAGTCATAGATGAACAGACTGTAAACTCCAAGTTATTATATAAACATCTCAAGGAAGACTATCCTGACTTCCAACATTCTAACATTCTTGTCGGCCTAGCTAATGAAACGAAGTTTAAGTTTGAAGAACTATCGGAAGATATGCAAAGGTTTATTAATAGATTAAACTAATATTTATTTTAATCCTGTAGGTATCTGTGGTTTTTGTTTAAGTACAGTATCAAATAATCCTAAAATTTCATATGCATTTTTTTTAGCCTTTTTCTGTGCTTCTTCAGTTCCAGATTTTGTATGATGATAATTCATGTATAAATCATACACATCTTGATTTCCTATAATCTGTCCTGATGTAGCTATCCTGTCCATAGTCTTTATTGTTTCACCCTCTTGAAAAGCTATATTTGCTATGGCTAAGGCTTTTTGTTGGTCATAGTCTAACGCCATAATGTTTTTATTTTTTTCAAGATTATTTAACCATTCTGGGCTAGTCTTTGTTAGATTTTTATATCTAGTAATAGCTGTCGGTATAGAAGGGTCGTTGAACTGAAAGTATCCTTTTGCAGTAGAGGTTTTTTCTTCTGATATTATGTTTCTACCCCGACTTTCTATCTCTGCGATAGTGTCAAATACTTTTAGTATCGTTTCTCTTTTTTTAGGATTCATAGATATGTCTGTTTTTTTGTAGTTATCTATAGCTACTAATACAGCATCAGATTCCTTTGTCTTTAAAAATTCTTCTTTTGCCATTACTTCTTCACCAAACTTCCACCGAAGTATAGTCCCACTATTGATGACATAAGGTGAGTATCGAGAGGGGTAATCACTACACCTGCAAATGCTCTGTCCATTAATACTTCTTTCTTCTCTATGAGAAACAAAAAACCTGGTTTAAATTCTGTCCATGTTAAGATGACAGGAATATCCATAAGTACAGGTACTATCTTAGGCCATGCAATAACAAAGAATACTGCTGTTAAAGCTATGATTCTTCTAGTCCATTGGAATCCTTTGTTCTCATAAGTTCTTGCACTCTCAACGGATTTCATTTGGAAGTTTGCACGTTCCATTAACATCTTTTGTTCTTCTTGTTTTGCCTTAATGCTTTGGCCCCAAATGGACATTACTCCACCGAGTAAGCTAGAGCCTAGCATTGTAATCATTTCTACTGGTAATCCCCCTAACATTTTATTCCTCCCCTGCTAGTCTGTTTAAGTTATCTAAAAAAGTATTTATCTTTTCTAATTCTCTTTTGTCTTTTATTCCACCTTTGAGCATTTTCTGTATAGCTGTTGTTTGCATATTTTTAACTCTACGCTTTACTGATTCTATTAGTGATTCTGGTGTATATCCTAATTTTACAATCTCTTCATACGCCCACTCAGGAACAATAGGACCTTCAAAATCAAATTTAAATAAATTCTCTGCTATAAAATCAGCTAATTTATCTTTTGTTAAAGCCGCATTTCTATCACTAACAGAGTAGTTATAAATAAGTTTAGTAGTCATTGCTTCTCTTAAAGAGTATGAAGACATAAATCTAGCAAACCAATCCTTTAGTTGTCTTTGTATTTTAGCATTTTGGTCACTAGTATAAAAAGGATTCTTAGAATTTTTTTCAAACCATAGTTCAATAGCACCGTGTAGCGAATTAGGTGTTAGCTTTTTCCATGCATCTCTTACCTCTGATGTTGCAGGAGGTATTCCGAAAAGTGCACTTTCATCTTTTGTTACTAGCTTACCTAGATTATAATTTAAATAGTAGTCTGCTAAAGTTAATCCACCAAAAACTATATCTTTACCAAAGTCATATCCTGGAAAACTAATAAAGTCCAAAGGATTTATATCTGGAGCGGCAACAGTCGCAGTTAAGTCTAGTCCTGTGACACTCGAAGGTACACCAAAGATAGCCCAATCAGGTAATCCTGCTTGTAATAAAAACATACTCAAAGTAGGTATGTTACTATCAGTTAATTTGTTAGTCCAACCTACTACTTGGTCTGCAGATTTTACAAACAATGCACCGGTAAGTCCAGATACTACTGCACTACTAGCTACCATTCCTAGCAGTTGTGCTGAATCCCCTCTTTTAGAATTTTTAATTGCTTCTATTAATTGAGCGTGATAGTTGTGCATAAATGTTTTAAATAAACCTGCGGCTCTACCTACTGTACCTAATTGTTGATAAAGAAAAGGTCGCTCAGCTAAATCATATCGAACCATATACTTATCTGCTAATCTCCACGCCTGTTCTATGGCTTTTTCTTCAGACACACCTAGTCTTTTTAGATGATGTCCAAACATTAATACAGCATTAAGTCTAGAGTATTGTTCAATATTAGAAGCTAAGGCTCGACCAGAAGTAATATTTTTAATTCTTGTTGCAACATCTCTTGCATCTGAAAACTTTCCTTGCTTGTAGTATCCTTCACCTGCAAATTCTCTCAAGAAGTTATCATTAATAGTTCTGTTTCTTACAGCAGTTTCTATCATTTTCTGTGAAAATTTATTAGGTGCTACTAATTGTTTTTGCATTAAAGCTACAGTTAAATATGCATCCGATAAGGCAGTCACATTATCTTTACCTGCTAACTGAGATAAGTGAGCAAGTTTTGGAGGAATCATTTGATAAGGTTGTAATCCCTGAGCAATAGCAAATCTTGCGTTTAGTTGTAGTAAATAAAAATGGTTAGCTAATGCTGCAGTTTTTGTATATAAACCTTTAAATGACGGAGAGATAGACCTTTCGATTGCTTCTACTGCAGAAGATATTTTAGTAGCGTTTAACCCAAGAGCATTTTCTACGTATTCTTTTCCTGCTTTTGTAGATTTAGGATACAACATTTCTAGTGTTTGTCGTGAATCGGGTCTAACTCTACTTTGAGCAAACTGTCTTATATTATTTCTTAATCTAAATCCATTAGCTGTTTTCACTGCACCTTCAACGTATAATTTTATAGCCAAAGTATAGTCATCTACTCCTGCTCTTCCAGCTTTTGTACCTAGAAAACCCGATACGTTACTAAACTTTTTTCTAGGAAGTTTGTGTATATTAAATCCTGCTTTACTAAACACTTCATCATACTCTTTTTTAATAGCATTGACTATAGTGTCTTTTGATTTTGTTCTTTCTAGATGTTGTAATACATTACTGAAAGCCGCAACAGTATCATCACTACCTTTATTTCTTTCTACCAATTTGTAGTTGACTTCTGCGTTAGGTATTTTTTTCTTCAATCTTTCTGTTAATAACTTTGCACCGACTTCTGTAGTTGTTGGTGGTGCATCTATCAATTCTTTATTTACAGAAACATACACTCTATAATTTCCTGTGAAAATATGAGGGAAAAAGTTTGGTCTTCTGCTTAGTGCTGCAATTCTATAACCACCATATTGTTTGGCCATAGAGTTATA